CCGCCGACTATCTGAACGTGAAACAGGATTCGGACGGAACGAAAAAGAAATCGACCGAAACCAACACAATGACCGGCGTCAAATATGAACCGTTCGGACATTGTTCAGACGCAAACGACTATTTCGTTTGTCAAGTGTTGGCCGACGATTTCGATTTTTATTTGCGCGGATCGCCGGTTCATAGTCAAAAGATTGTTTCACGATCACAGGTCAAAAAAAATAGATTTTAACAATGGAAACATTCATCCGTCGTATCGATTACAACAATCAAATCAGGAATGACGTTTTAGACGTGATTATTGATCAGGATGAATCGATTTTGCAGTCGGCCGAAAACGCGGCGATCGCTGAACTGGTTTCATATTTGTCGCAACGGTATAAAACGGATGAAATATTCGCCGTGATTCACGTTTGGTCGAAATCAAAATCATGGACGTCCGGCGATCGCGTATCGTTGACGCCGTCTGTTGTTTGGAACAACACATCAACATTCACAGACGGAACATATTTGGCGGACGCCGGATCTGAAAATGTGTATCGTGTCAAAAATTCGCCTGTTGCCGGAACACTGGTGACAAATTCCGGATATTTTGATTTGATAGGTGATTTTGGTGCATTGTATTATGCTAAGGAGGACATGACATCCGGATTCGAAATTGGCGACGCGTCAAAATGGACGGCCGGTGACACGCGTGATCCGTTGATTTTGCGATTTCTGATCGACGTGATATTGTATGAAATACATTGTCGAATCAATCCGCGAAACATTCCGCAACATCGTATCAACAGGCGCGACGACGCGATCGACTGGTTGAAAAAGGTCGCCGATCCGCGAAACAACGTCAATCCCAATTTTCCCGAAAAGACATTTGACGAAAACAAAGGTTTGGACATCGTGTTCGGATCCAACAAAAAACAATCACACTATTATTGATCATGAAAATCGGCAATTGGAACATATCATTTGACCGTGTTGAAAACGCGTCGAAAAAGCAATCGAATGAACAAATCGTTTTGAAAAAAATCATTCGTTCGCAATTGACGCGTTCACGCGCGGAAATCAAAGATTGGACGGCGGCGACACAATCGGCCGAATCGATTCAAAATCCGAACCGGCGCGAATTGATCAGGATATTCAATGACATTGTTGTTGATTCACATTTGACATCGGTCATGAACACGTTGAAATTGAAAGTGATTTCAGCGAACGCGAAAATCTATTCCGGCGACGCAATTGACGAAACGGCGTCGAAATTGATTGAAACATATTGGTTCAGGAAAATACTTGAATCATTTGTTGATTCTGAATTTTACGGATATTCATTAATCCAACTTGGTGACTTTTACGGCCAAAAAACGTCGATTGAATTTATTCCGCGCGAATATGTTATTCCTGAAAAAAGATTGATAAAAACATCGTTGAATTCAATTGATTCAACTATTTCAATTGACGATCCTCAATATACCGATTGGCTTATTTTTTCCGATTCCGGAACGCTTGGTTTGCTACACAAGGCCGCGCCGTTGATAATCATGAAAAAAAACGTGATGTCCGCTTGGTCGGAATATGCTGAAATTTTCGGTTTGCCAATGAGAATCGGAAAAACAGACATTCGCGATCCGCAACGTTATAAAAACATGGACAATATGTTGGCGAACATGGGATCGGCCGCGTATGGCGTTTTTGATCCGTCCGACATGATTGAATTCGTTGAAACGTCAAAAGGTGACGCGTTCAACGTGTTCAATGAATTCGCGAAATCAATTGACCAACAGATTTCAAAATTGATTTTGGGGCAAACAGGAACAACGGATGAAAAATCATTTGCCGGATCCGCAAATGTTCACGCCGGAATATTGGACGAAATCGTTTCGGCCTACATTCAAAAAATGACGTTTTTTGTGAATGACATTGTTTTTCCGACGTTGCAAAAACACGGAATCGTTCAACCGAATCACGTTTTTGGCGTTCAGGACGAAAATCAGGTTTCAAAAATGTTGTCCGCAATGTCGGACACGGTCGCGTCAAAGGTCATGGAAAAAATGACGGCCGACGAAATCCGTGAATTGATCGGATTGGCGCCGGATCCAAACATCACGAAACAATCAACACAACAACAAGGATCGGTCATGAATGTTGTTTCAAAACTATACGCCGACGCGTTGCACAATTGCGAAACAGATCACAACTAAAATCGTGAATCGTGGATGTTACAAACTGGACAAACGAACAGGTCGAACGACTTGTCAATGACCTATACGGCGGCGTTGTATCGCCGGCGCGATTGCCGGTTTGGTTATATCAGGAAATCAATAACCGATTGATGAAATCCGTTTTGGACGGATTCGGCGGCGGTTTTGATGACTTTCAAACCGGTTCGTCCGAACTGGATCTGTTGGAACATTATCGGTACAACGTGGCGATCTTTTCTGGCGCCAAAACACATCAACAGGTTGTTGACATGACGGCCGAAATATTCAAGGACGGACAAAAACAACCGTTTTCGGATTTTAAACAACGCGCCGGTGAAATATTCGATACATACAACAAAAATTGGTTGTTGACCGAATACAACATGGCACACCAACAGGCGTTGTTCGGTCGCAAATGGAACGACTATGTTCGCGACGCCGACGTTTTCCCGAAATTGAAATATGTGACGTCCGGTGACGGTCGCGTTCGTCCTGAACACGCGATATTGGACGGAATTGTTCGGCCGATCAACGATCCATTTTGGCGAAAATACTATCCGCCGAACGATTGGGGTTGTCGTTGCGGCGTTGAACAAATGACGGAGGATGACGAATCGACGCCGGACGGATCGTTGCACGAAATCACAAAACAATATTCGCCGGCGCCGCTATTTAACGGAAACGTTGGAATTGACAAAATCATTTATTCGCCTGAACATCCATATTTCCGAGTCGCCGATCGATACAAATTCATTCAATCCCAAAACTTCAATTTGCCAACGCCGCCGAAACCAAAGGTGACGCGTAAAGCAAAGGAAAAACAAATCGTTCCGGCCGGCGTATCGCCTGAATTGGCGGCAATACAAAAGCAATTCACGGAAAAAACAAAGTTGACGCCGGATATTTTATCGGCGCGCGGTTGGCGCGCGGTGAACAAGGATTTGAAATTTGCCGGAGGGGATGAAATCCCAACAAATATGAAACGCAATGGCCAACACTGGTTTCATAGTAACGGCAAAATATATATGAACACGCGTCCGGAGCGTTGGCGAAACAATCCGCGTTGGCGATCGTCTGTTTCATGTCATGAAATCGGTCACGCCGTTCATTCGAATTTGGGCGAAGTGACTTCGAACGCTATTTCGAAAAAGTTTGAAAAATACGTTTCTGAAATGCAACGTTCATTTCGTGAAACATTCAAGGATAAGGATTTTATATCACGAACGCGTCCTGTTGGTTACACTGGAAAACGGTTCATGATTGAGGCGCGACAATATCTTGAATCAAAGGGATTTTCAAATGAATTCGCCAATGAAACGGCCGGAATAATGTTTGACGTGATCGGTGGATTGACACAAGGAACATTCGGCGGCGGACACGACGTTCGATATTATCAAATGTTTGGCGGAAAACAAGGATATAAAGAAGTTTTTGCCAACATGTTTGACGTTGTCGAAAACAAGGACGACGCCGGCCGGATATTATTCGAAAAATTTTGGCCGGAGGGATTGGAGTTGTCAAAAAAATACTTTGACCAAATATTGAAATGACATGGCAAGAAACAAAAAACTAACAGATCAATTCGACGAATTGGCCGACATTTACATCGAACTTTTTCCGGCCGAAACGGACATTCCGTTGTCATTGTCGCGCTCCGTTGGATTGTCGAAATCGATCAGTGTTTTGAAAATAGCAATCGCGCGCGGAAAAAGAATTGGCACAACCAACGGATCAGGCGACGATCAGGTCGGTTTTTATATCACCGGCGAAAATTTGAATTTGGATGAATAGGTCGTTCAATTTTGACAGAACATTGCGTCAATTGCAGACGGTGAAAAATAGATTGCCGACTAAAATTGGCGTTGAAGCGTTGAAACATTTCCAACAATCGTTTCGTGACGGCGGATTCACGGACGCCAATTTCACGGCGTGGAAACCACGAAAAACGATGAACAAATCAGATCGTCGGAATCCGGCGCCGCGCGCGATCTTGGTTGATTCCGGCGTGTTGAAAAATTCCGGTCGTGTGAAATCGGCGGACTGGTCAAAAGTTGTTGTCGGATTTTACGGTACGGAATATGGAACATACCACAATCAAGGTTTAGGAAACAATCCGAAACGTCAATTCATCGGAAAATCCGTTTCTTTGTTGCGTAAAGTCAGGAACCTGATTCGTGACGAAATTTCAACAATACTATGAAAAAAGATCTATTCAACGACATCAAATCACGAATCGCCGATCGCGTTCCTGAAATAAAAACATTCGGATTGTTCAACAATCAATTCAACAATGAAAAAAACGTCAACGCGTTTCAATTTCCGTGTGTGTTTTTGGAATTTGGGAACATTGGTTGGTTGTCACAATCCAAAGGGATTCAACAAGGCGAAACGTTGATTCGTTTACACATAGGATTCGAAACATACAAAACGGACAACAATTCAAATCGAATAGATCAATCCAACAGTGAAATCGGATTTCTTGATTTGGTTTCAAAAATACACGTTGCGATCAATGGATTCGACGGCGAATATTTCAATCCATTGTTGCGCGTATCAGAACAACAGAACACGGATCACGACAACGTTTTGGTTTGGGTTGCCGAATATAGGACAATGATCACGGACGACGGCGCCGAAACACGATATTCGAAACCGTTGGTAAAACTGGATCCGCCGATCGATGTCAATATCGATTTGATTTGACATTCGTTTTCGCTGAAAATGTCAAATCTTTCCACACTGTTGATTCAGAAATAAAAAGGTTGCGCGCAATGTCGCGAACAACCGATTCAATCTTTTCACCTTTATTTTCATTCACTGTTTTTTGAATGAATTCACGACGCGCGGACAATGTTGAATCGTTTTTTTTCATGACCTTGTTTTGAGTGTAAAGACGAAAATAAGAGGTCGTGAATATTGCGCCGAATGAATTATCAACACAATTTCGCAACAAATGAACAAGGCAAAAAACGCGTTCGACGCGAAAAATATTGTTGACGGCGTCCTAAATTATTACTTATATGCGCCAATCGGAATCAATCCCGACACTGGTGAAGGTATTTCAGGACAACGATTTGCGGACGATTTCAATTTCATTGAAAACGCCATGAAAGGAGATGTCCGTCAAATAAACGTTCGTATCAATTCAACGGGCGGATCAATTGTTCACGGATTGTCAATGATCGGCGCGATCAGGAATATCACAATTCCGGTTGACACGTATGTTGACGGAATCGCCGGATCAATGGCCGGCGTGTTGGCAATGGCCGGCAAAAAAAGATTCATGAACGATTTCGCGCGTTTCATGGTACATGATCCGCAGTTGGGGGACGGGCAAAATCTAACTGATCAGGAAAAAGAATTGATCAAACAATTTAAGGACGTTTTAGTCACAATATTCAACAACAATACGAAATACACAAAAGAACAAATCGACGCGATAATGACGGCCGAAACTTGGTTCAACGCGCAACAGGCAAAGGACGCCGGATTGATTGATTCTATTGTAAAGACGGAACGAAACGTTGGATTGTTGGCGAATGATTCAAAAACTGTTTATTCATTTGCAAATGACTTATTGATCAGGTCACAAAACGAAAACGACATGAAAAAAATCTTCAAAAA